CACGTTAAGCAGTGGGCCGCTGTGACACTCGCCACAGGCATCGTGCTCGGGCTGATCTATATGCCACTGATACTTTGTGCGCCTTCTATCCATGCCGCCCTGTATCGCTTTGTACGGCGCTATCGTGGATGGTGCGAGGCAAAGGCTTTTGGCCGACAGACGCAGTTTTACCCTGACGACAGGTCGGTCAAGTTCGCCGGGTTCCTGCACCGCAATTACAACCTTGATATCAGCTTTGCAGCAGCACTGGAGCAGATTAAAAAGTGATTACCATTGACGGAAAAGAATACCAAGACGAAGACCTGACGCAAGAGCAGATTCACCTGGCCAACCAGGCGTTGAATTGCCAGGCGCAGGCCAAACAGATGGAGGCGCAGGCGCAGGTCTTCAGGGTGGCCGAAAAGGGCTTTGCAGACGCTTTGATTGAGAGCGTCAAAGGTGTTACTAATGCCCCAGAAAGCACTGAATAGGTAGAGGGTTGTATGGCTATCGATTGGAACAAGATGGTTTCTGTTGAAGTAATTACGACAAGCGCGGTTTTAATTTTTTCGGTCGGCGTTGCCTACAACACCCTGGCTATCGGACAGGCACAGGCTGACGCCCAGATCACTCAACTGCAAGCCAAGCAAGCCCAGATGCAGGACTCAATATCGAATATTCAACGAGACACCGCAGTCCTTAACTCTGATCAAAAGCATATCCTCAAGATGGTGGAAGAGCAGCGGCAAGATATTAGACAAATTTTAAAGCTGGTGCAGGAAAGCAGGGCCGACAAGTGATGCCAGAACCCGCCTTTATTCAGATTGACATATAATGATCGAGGTGATGGCTGCGCTGGCCGTTGCCAACTCTGCATTTAAAGGCGTCCAAACTTTAATAGGACGCGGGGCAGAGCTCGAGCAAATGGTCGGGCAGCTCAGTGCGTGGTACACGGCGGCTTCTGATATCAGGGCTGCGGGTGAGATTCAAAAGCCAAGCGTGTTCAGGAGGCTGCTTGACTCTAAATCTGTAGAGGCCGAGGCGCTCAATCAGATCATTGCCAAAAAGAAGCTGATGGAGCAAGAACGCGAGCTGAGATCCATGATTGTGCTGAGGTTCGGCAACGAAGCTTATACCGAAATGATGCAGATGCGCAGAGACATTAAGGCCGCAAGAGAGCGGGAGTTTTATGCGACCGTGCGACTAAAAAGAAACATAATGGATGCAGCAATCATAGGCACCGGCGCAATGGTTTCGATAGCGCTAATCGTTGGTTTTTTTGTGGTCATATTATAAGGGACGCACAATGTTAGACGTGATTAAAGGAATTGTTGGCGCGGTAGCACCTAATCTGGGGGCGGCTCTTGGTGGCCCTATCGGTGGCGCCGCCATGACCATGCTGTCAAAAGCCTTGGGGTGTGAGAACAACGAGCGGGCGCTTCAGAAAGCTATCCAAGCCGCCACCCCTGAGCAACTGGCAGAGATCAAGAAGGCAGAGCTGGACTTTGAGGCTCGCATGAAGGAGCTTGACGTTGATATCTTCGCGCTAGAGACACAAGACATACAAGACGCGAGAAAGCATTTCGCGAAGGATTGGACTTCAAAAGCCATCGCGTTAGTCATGGTGGGGTTCTTCTGCTCGTACATTGCAATGATTACTATGATGCCACCCGAGCAGAACAGCATGGAGCTTATCAACCTAGTTCTGGGCTACATGGGCGGTCTGGTATCGGCAGTCATTTCCTATTACTTTGGCGCCAGTAAGAAGCAAGAGTAATGAAAACCAGCGAAGAAGGTATATCCTTAATAAAAAAATTTGAAGGCTGTGAGCTTGAGGCTTATCAGTGTTCTGCAGGCGTGTGGACGATTGGATATGGGCATACTCACAAGGTTAAAGAGGGTGATACTTGCAGCCAAGCAGATGCTGACAGAATCCTTGCGGAAGATTTGGAAGAGTTTGAAGGATATGTTCAAGAGGCCGTAAATGTCCCTTTGAAGCAAAATGAATTTGACGCCCTGGTTGCGTGGGTTTATAACCTGGGCCCGAGTAATCTTCGGTCGTCAACAATGCTGAAACGGCTAAATGACAGTCGTTTTGACCAAATCCCATCTGAAATGCGCCGGTGGAACAAGGCTGGTGGCAAGGTTGTCAACGGTTTAATTCGCCGGAGAGAGGCTGAGGCGCTGCTATTCAAAAATGAAGACTGGCGCCATGTCTGAGCTTGCGCTAAAAGACTTCGATATTTTATCTGATGCAGAAAAAGCAGAGGCACTTGCCCTGCTTAAAAAATACGATGAGCTAGAAAAGCAAGACGATTGCCAGAACGACTTCATTAACTTTGTGAAGCATATGTGGCCAGAGTTTGTTGAGGGTCGGCATCACAAGATAATTGGTGAAAAATTCAACCGGATTGCTCAGGGTAAGCTGAAGCGATTAATTGTATGCCTGCCGCCCAGGCATACCAAATCTGAGTTTGCGAGCACATACTTCCCGGCCTGGATGATGGGCTTGCGTGGTGATTTAAAGATCATACAGACGACCCACACCGCTGAGCTGGCGGTTCGATTTGGCCGCCGCGTTAGAAATATCATCGGCTCCGAGGAATACCAAGAAGTTTTCCCGAAGATTAAGCTCCAGGCAGACAATAAGTCGGCTGGTCGCTGGACGACAACCGATGGCGGAGAGTCGTTCTATTCTGGTGTTGGGGGTGCAATCACGGGCCGTGGCGCTGACTTACTGATAATCGATGACCCGGTTTCTGAGCAGGACGCCCAGTCGTCAACCGCCATGGATAGCGTTTACGAGTGGTACACATCCGGCCCCCGGCAGCGTTTGCAGCCAGGGGGAATTATTGTCATCGTGATGACCCGCTGGTCCACTAAGGACTTGGTTGGAAAGGTGATCAAGAAGCAGGGAGAAGACCACGCCGACCAGTGGGAAATGATCGAATTTCCAGCGATCATGCCCGAGACGGAAGAGCCTCTCTGGCCAGAATATTGGAAGAAGGAGGAGCTTTTAAGCGTAAAAGCGTCTCTGCCTATAGCCAAGTGGAACAGCCAGTGGCTCCAGAACCCGACCGCCGAATCAGGATCAATCGTCAAACGCGAATGGTGGGAGGTATGGGACAAGGACTATGTGCCGGCTTATTCTTACGTCATACAGTCATATGACACAGCCTTCAGCAAGAAAGAAACTGCCGACTATTCGGCAATTACAACCTGGGGGGTTTTTACGCCCAAAACAGACGGCCCAGACTGCATCATTCTTTTAGATGCCAAGCGGTTCCGTGTAGACTTCCCCGAGCTTAAGAAAATTGCCATGGATGAATACAAGTACTGGGAGCCTGATTGCGTGCTTGTTGAGGCAAAAGCTTCCGGCACGCCTTTGACTCAAGAATTAAGGCGTATGGGCATCCCCGTCACAGCCTATACACCAAGCCGGGGCCAGGATAAGATTGCACGAATGAACAGTGTGGCTCCATTGTTTGAGTCGTCGATGGTCTGGGCGCCAGAGGATACCTTTGCCGAAGAGGTGATCGAGGAGATGGCGTCTTTTCCTTACGGCGATCACGATGACTTTTGTGACTCTGCCACCATGGCTCTGATGAGATTCAGGCAGGGCGGGTTTATTGCCTTGGAAAACGATTACCAAGACGAGGCTAAGTTTTTACCTCACAACAGACAGGTTTATTACTGATGGCTATAGAAAAAATGCTTGGTACGGAAGGCGACCCGGATATCATCCCTTTATCTAAGCAGATAACGGTAACGCCAGAGCTTAGCCGAGAAGACATGATCAGGGAGGCGGCTCAAATCTTGGTGTCCGAAGAGGAAATCTTGATCGACGATGAGATTGACGCGGTCCCAGAAAAGGCTCAGATCCCATTTGACTCAAACCTGGTCGATTTCCTAGACAAATCAGACCTTGGAAAACTTGCAAGCGATGTCCTGGAGTCAATTGATTCGGACAAAGAAAGCCGTTCCGATTGGGAGAAGACCTATGTAGACGGGCTGAAGTATCTTGGCATGAAATTTGACGAGACTAGATCTCAGCCCTTCCAAGGGTCTTCAGGCGTTATTCACCCCATCCTGGCGGAAAGCGTTACGCAGTTTCAGGCGCAAGCTTACAAGGAGCTGTTACCAGCAAAAGGCCCCGTTAAAACTGAAATTATTGGTGCTAGGACACCTGAAGTTGAGATGCAGGCCCAGCGAGTTGGCGAATTCATGAATTTTTACATCATGAACGTGATGAAAGAATATGACCCAGAAATGGATATGCTCTTATTTTACCTGCCGATTGCCGGTTCTGCGTTTAAAAAGGTCTATTACGATCAATCCATGAGCCGAGCGGTTTCAAAGTTTATCGCCCCAGAAGACTTGATCGTACCTTACGAGGCATCTGACATTCTGTCTGCTGAGCGCGTTACTCACGTTATTTCGATGAGCAAAAACGAAATCCGCAAGCAGCAGTTGAGTGGGTTTTACGCAGATATTGAGCTTAAGGGTGACTCATACACGGTTAACCGTAGCGAAATCAAGGAGCAGGTTGACGAGATTGA